GCCCCTAGAAACTTCTTCAGCAAGCCCAATAGGATCTAGAGCATTTAATCCTCTTGCTGCCTTACTATCAAGTATACTACTTCTAACTTTTGGAGGCTTGCCATCAGGTATTCTTACATCAGGTATTGTTACATCAGGTTGTAGACCGAGTCTTCGTGCTTGCTTTAGATTTCTTATATCCTCTTGAGAAGCTTCACCTAAAATTCTATCTGGTACACCAACAAAAGTTATCTTCCCGCCGTTAGGGGTTGTACTTTCTAATATCAATCTACCACTACCATCAAGAGCCGGTCCTTTGACTTCAACAATTGAAAGATTACCATTACCAGCTCTGTAAATAAGTTTTTTACCTACCTCATATCCTTCCAAAGGAGCTTGAGTAATTGACATCTGTCTTGCACGTTGTTGAAATCTCTGAAGCTCAGCTTGACCTGCAGCTCGAAGGGTTTCTTGTTCAGCTAATGCTCTATTCACATCTGTTATTCTTTGTCTTCTTGCAAATCTACCACCTTCGCTTTGTGCTAGTTGTTTCCTCATTGCTTGAAGTTCTTTTTGTTGCTGAACAGAATTCATTCTAGCTTGTTCTGCTTCTAAGGCAAGTCTTTGATTTTCTGCTATTTGATTTTGAATTTCAAGAGTTGCTATTCGACCCTGTAATTTTTTTCTGTCAGCATCAAATGCTTTTCTTTGATTATCAAAGTTTTTAGCATCTGCTTTTACTTTATTTTCTAGATCTTTTATTCTATTTTTTAGATCCTTTGTATCTGTACCAAGCCTACGTCCTTCTCCAGTAAATGAATCAATGATTTTTTTACCAATAAAAAATGCAGAGGCACCAACAATACCTCCTACAACTTTTAATATTGTCCCAAGTAAGCCGCCACCGCCGCCCCCAGTACCCCCAGCACCAGCACTTGCTGCCGTAGCTGCACCAATACCACCAACAGCACCTATTCGTGCTCTTCGTTCTCTCCTATCCTCAAGATCATCAAGACGTTTACGTTCATTAATTTTCAGAAACTTTTGAATACCACGATCAATACTATTGAGTGAACTAGATTGATCCTCAAGTTCCTCAATTATTATAGTATCATTTTTCTTTATTAGTTCTGATACGTCTTTTAATGTAGCCATTTTGCTCTCTTAGATTCTTTGCTGCTTATTCTGTTGTTCCATCGTTTTCAAGTGATTCATTAATAAAGTAACGTAAACTTCCCTTTCCCAAGGCATCATATTATAAAGATCAGTTAGTGAATAGTTATGATGTTCCATTAATAAGAAATTAACCTCGTAATGGTTCACTAATGTATCATGAGAAAGGGCTATTAAAAAAAATCAGCCATACCTCTTAGTTCAACTTGGTTCTCTTTATGACATGCTTCACATTCCCATGTAACATCAAGTTTAACTTCAGGGGAATTAGTTGCATATTCTCTCAATAAGTTAAATTGTTCTGTAGTCATATTATTAACAAATTCAACAAGTTCTTCAAATGTTTCATCTGCTACATCGATTCTCTCATCATCTGTAATAACATATTTCATTGACATAATTGTGCTTAAATAAATGATTTCTGAATCAGTTTTAGCATCCTTTAACTTACTATTACGAATAATATCATTATAGGTAATATGTCCCATTTCAACAGAAACATTTTCACTAATTTCTATAATATTATTCTTCTGATCCTTCCAATCAATAGTTGCATCTTCAATACGAATTTTAACTTCAGTTTGATGAAAACATTCTTCGTGACTACATGCAAATCCTAAAGTAGCAACCTCACCAACTGACTTAGCTCGTATATTACAGAAAAGATATTCAACGTCATATGTTGTCAAATTCTTTTCATTTATTTCAGCTTCAATACATGATTTAACTAAATCTAATACTGCTTCATTAATTAGATCTGCATCATTTTGTTCTGAAGCTATAAGAAGAACTTTTTCTTCTTTTACTAAATATGGTCTAAACCTTGTCTCTAAACCCAATGATGGGATAGTGATAGGATACATAGACACTTCACTTAATTTTGGGAATGCCATTTCAATTTTCCTTATAAATTAATACTAAATAATTTTACTTAATAAACTTCCAGCTTGTCCTTTTAAGAAATCTCCTACTGCTGATCCTTCTGATTTACCTGTTGGATACCAATTACGATATGATAGTTGAACATTCATTTGTAATAAACTATCTTGTGCATCATCACTTAATTCAATTGCACTCATTGTTGTTGGGTGTGCTTCTAATAATACACATTCATATATGATATCACCACCTGTAAGGAAGTCTAGATCAATTTCACCTTGTGCTAAGTTAATTGGTCCAAGACTTGGTAATCTTCCTTGTATTTCTGATGGTAATGATGGTAATCCTAAATCAATATTTCCTATAGGAAATCCTACACCTTTCTTTAATTGAGAGATAGTGACAGGTTTTGTATATTCGTTATAATATCCAGGTTCAAGTGTGTACGGATTAACTGCTTGACCTTGCCATGCTTCAAAATATCTACGTACACCATAATCATTTAAAAGTAGAAAGGTAAGATTGATATCATCAAATGCATGTCCATAAGCAACCTTTTGGAAGTTATTACCAATCCTTCTGTCTGCTGTCATAATCTGTCTTCCTGGAAGATTCACAGCTCTACATAACAGATTTAATTCTCTTGTAGAAACAGCAGCAATTGGTGGAAGAGTAACCTTATAGATATTACCTCTAGCAACACCTCTCTTAGAACCGATTGTAGATTTTAACTGATCTATATTACTCATCTCTGTCTCGCAATTCTTGCTGATTCTCTGTATACATTCGATTTAGTTGATTTTTCAAAATCAGCAGTTGGTAAAAAGGTTGCGATTTCCCACTCAGGTGCTTCCACGCGTGCGAAACGGGAACGTACATTTTCACTTAGATAATGTTTGAAACAGGGTTTAAACAATCTATATTTTCCAGCACGTTGTAGTAAATCATATGACAATCTGAACTTCGTGGTCTCGTCATATCGTTTATTATTTGTAATATCCATTAGAGCATCCAAAAACTTAGCTCGATTAATTGGTGACAGATAATGTAGATTTAATCCATAGAATCCACCTTCTGCAGGACCTACAATAATAGCTAATGGAAATCTATCATAGTAAGGAAGTGTATCCTTATGTTTTGGATCATAAAAGAACATGTTCATAGATCCAATTAATTGTCTGTTCTTTAACTGTAATGATTCATCACGCATCAAGGTATTACGATTGATGTTTCTCATATTTGCTACCTTCTTACGGAACCACTCACGTGATTCTGCAGTACGTGGGGTAATACCAGCACGGAAGGCTTCAAGCTCTAGTTTTTGAAATAAGTTACTCATAGTACATCTATTTATGTCGATTTACTACGTCGTTTATAAGGTTTTAATGGTTTAGTAGATCTGGGTTTAATACCCATACTTTCTAATGTATCTTCAGTCCAAATAGCAAACTTCCATCCACGATCTTTTGCAAATTCAGTAGCTGCTTTCCATTTATTCTGATTCCTAACATAGGTTATACCTTCTGTTATATAACGTCTAGTCTTACGTCCAGGATATTCAGGTGGCTTGGTTTCTTTCTTTGGTTTAATTTCAATAAGCCAAGTTTCTTTGTTTTTAAAAGTAATTTTTAGATCAACGTAGTATCGATGATATTTTTTATCAACATCATAAAAATATGGTATAACTGTTTCTTCACTTGACCACTTTAATACATCACTATTCTCATCACACCACTTGAAACAATACTTTTCCCAAAGAGACCGATAAATAACATTAGTTGGATCACCTTGGTACTTGCTCGGATTTTTAACTTTGTATTTTCCAGAATAGGCCATATGTTTTAATATAAATAATGTTAAGATTTTTTTATTTATAAGGATTTAAAATGGGACGTGATTTCTACCAAAAGCCTCCTGGATCACAACCAAAATATAGACAGGCTGATGGTCAGATCGTTAATTACAAACCTTCTCCTGATGCAAAACAAATTGGCTCTGGTGTAAAGTCACATCCAGGTAAAGCTGGATCAACCGGACCAAGTAGTGGTGGCTCAGGTACAGGTGTTTATCAAGATGCTATCTTAAGAAGTAAAAATAAAGATAATCCTGAACAACCTAGTACTGCTAATTCGAGAACTGGATCAGGTCAAAT